CAAATGTGGAGCAGTTATGTATACTTATGTTGCTAGATCGCTCAGAAATGAGCGATTAGGAGGTTGCGCGGCCTCTGAATCTTGTTCACCATTGCGGTGGGAAGATTGCGTCCAGTTAAACAACGGGACCTCGATGCACCCGGTCACTAATTGGCGTGGATAACCACCCGATGTGTCACGCTTTGGCGGATACCCTAGTGTCTGCGGATGCTAGGATAATTACCTCACTTGACACGAACAAACCCAAGCGCAAACCCTTCAGCCGGGCAAAAGCTGCGTCTGTCTACGATATGACAAACCCCGTCATTTATGTTTATATATTTGTATAATGTCTATATCCTCGATTAAGGATGAGTAACAGTAACGTATTCCGATTATAACACCCAACACCAAAACCTATAAAAATAAGTTGGATTGCATATTTAGGAAGAAAACACAAATTCACGATGTACAAGAAATGGTTTACACCGGTTCTTGCCGAGATGGCCTTTCTGTTGCACTCCTCTACCTGTTATACAGGTTATGAGTTGTAACGATTGGACAATACGCGCCGTTGCGCGTATATGCACCCTCGGTCTTTGCTATCAAAGCAAGATGCTTGAACAGAATGAAGGAGTTACAGAACAAGTAAAAGTCTAGTTCAATGGTCTGACACCATTTAAATGTCATAGCCAAGGCGGGCGATAAAACATGCCATTCAAGACCCAGAGACACACAAGAGATAATAACGATGAACAACCAAAGCGCTATCGTTTGCAGTTCGGAAGTTAAGACTCGCTGCCTCAAGTCGAAAAGTAGTTCGGACGTTAAGACTCGCTACACAAGTTCTAGCCGGAAGATGATTAAGCTCTTCAAGGAGCACCACGCAAGTGGTTATCAGTCCTTCTCGGTTTTCCTTGAGAATGAATTGCTCAAGAAGGAGAGATTCCAGCTGCAAAGTTTGGATGATCTCATGGGAGGCGTTAGCGCCATTCGCGAACAATTCGAGTTCGTGAAGCGACACATGATGGGAGCACTAGGAAGCAATTCCAGTGAACTCGAATGGTGGTCGCAAAAGTTGGAAAGTCTGATGATGACGTACTATTGGTCGCAGAAATGCGAAACAGGTGCTGATTACATCATGCTTGTCCAGACCTCGTACAAACTGATGACCGGCAAGAGTGCTGGTGTCTATTTGTGCGAATCCCTCGCCTCAATGTTCGGTGATGTCCAAAGCGACAGACTGGAAGAGGCGCTTGGTGCCATGAGGAAAGCCTTCGACGCTGTCGAAGGCGCATGCGAACATCCGCTCGTGAAGAAGATCACAGGTCTGTACTCACACCTACTCGTTCAAGGTTTCCTTGCCAAATTTGGTTTGGAGATGACGAGCGAGGAGTACTCAGGCTTGGAGCGTCGTTCGATGAAGGCACAGTATTCATCAACCAAGGGCCTCTGGCTCAACGTGATGGATGTTGCACTTTTCATCTGCGAAAGGCTCAACGAGTGGCGCAAAACTGGAGATGCAAGTACAGTCTTGCACACTGGCGACGCATACCACAAGTGGATGCAGACAGCTGACCGCCTGATCGCGTTAGCCCCCTTCACTTCCAATTTGGAAGCTCACAACACCACGTATTTCTCGTTTGTTTCTGAGCTTGCCAATGCGGTTGAGCAGGGTGAGGCTTATGCTCGCTTTTCATCAAAAACCTTCGGTGGGTCGGTTGATGTCATCAAACGCAAGTTGATGGCTCTTCAACTGATCAAGAACACCGAGGTGACAAAGCGAGCGTCGCAGAAGGAGCGCAAAGCACCGTTTGGAGTTCTCGTCCACGGTAGTTCGAGTGTGGCAAAGTCAACATTTACAAAGATGTTGTTTTACTACTACGGGCAACTGCATGGATTGGACACAGATGATCACTATCGCTATGTCCGCTCCCCGGCCGATGAGTACTGGAGTAACTTCGACTCCAGCAAGTGGTGCATCCAGTTGGACGACATTGCATTCTTGTTACCCGACAAAAGTGCTGACGTCGACCCAACGCTCAAAGAGATGCTCAACGTGGTCAACAATGTGCCTTATGTGCCGCCGCAGGCAGCCATTGAGGACAAAGGCAAGACACCTGTCTTAGCCAAACTCGTTGTTGCTACCACGAATGCCCCAGATCTAAACGCTCGTTCGTATTTCTGGTGCCCATTGGCTGTGCGAAGACGACTGCCGTATGTTGTTCAGGTGGCTCCCAAGGAGCAATACCTGGCTGCAAACAGGAAGTTCATCGATCCGGCGAAGTTACCAGTGCTTGAAACGGATTTTCCCGACTTTTGGGAGATTACGGTTCAGAAAGTGGTGCCCACGACGGACGGTCAGAGGGACATTGCCACACTCGAGGATGTTAAGAAGTACAGCGATGTGCGACTTTTTCTTCAAGATTTTGGCAAGATGAGCTTGCTGCATGAGCAAACGCAGTGCAAAGCAATGAGTGCTGATACCATCATGCGAACCTTCGGGGTATGCAAGATGTGTTGTCTGCCAGGGCAGGAATGCGCGTGCATGTCGCTACAGGTTGGTGAGGAGTTCCACACAGCGTGGGAGTTTCCAGCTTGGCAATTCACGGAGCGCTGCCGAACGAACATTTGGCAATGGTTGCAAGAATTGGTTACCCAGACGATCAAGCGGTTGATTAGTTGGGGAGCAGAATTGCAACTGGCTTTGTGGCTGACAGGTCTCGCCCTGCGGTACGAGTTCATTCGGAGATGTTATCGACGGGTGATGTTGCCACTGTTGACGGACCAAGTCCAAGCACGGATTGTCGGTTACGCCAACGAGGAGGTGATGGGAACCAAGCGATGGAAGGCTGCGCTTGCTGCGTTTGCCGTTGTTGTGGGTGGTTACAAGCTGTACGAGAAATTCCGCAGCAAGCCCCTCAAGACGCAAGGTAACATGCATGGTACGACCGAGAGCCAGCTCACCAAGGAGGAAAGCGCCAATGTGTGGTACACACCCACGTTGGAATTGTCCAAGTTCGATGTCCCCGTGGCTTCCCGCAGCCTTGCTAACGCTACCAAGGAGGATGTGTTGAAAGCCTTTGGATCGAACTGTGTGAAGTTGAAAGTTCGCACGTGTGTTGATGGAGTGTGGTCTACACGCACCAATGGAGGAGTGATGATCAAAGGACACTTGTGTCTCACGAACAACCACACTTTCCGGGAGGATGTTGATGTGTATGAGGTGACGCTCATCACCATGTCAACCAGTCAAGGGCTCTCAAGCAATATGAAATTCGTGTTGCGGAGTGCGGACCTTGAGCGTGAGCCTGGCAGAGATGCTTGCATGTTTGAGGTGCGGAGTGTTCCACCCTTCAAGGATGTGACCAAGTACTGGGATTTCAGTGGTGCAAAGACGTTCACACGAGCTACCATCGTCCGACGATCAGAGTGCGGTGATCTTGAAGCGCATGAGGCCTATGCTCTCGACCACTACGAGAATTTCCGAGTGGATGCACTGAATGCTGATTTACCCATAACGTTGGGTAAGTCTTCGGTGCGGACGGAGCAGGGTGATTGTGGCGGCATTTATGTGGCCACTACACCCAAAGGACCAATTGTGTTTGGATTACACATCCTTGGACGAGACACGGACTGTGGAGTCGTCCGCATCAGTCTTGAGGATCTTGCTCAGTTGGAAACCCGCATCGCGCGAAGGACAGTGGCAGCTGCCATAGTCCAAGCCGGTGAGGGACCCATGCTTGACATCTCCACAAAGGTTAACCCGCTAACAGAACCACATCATAAAAGTTTGATGCGCTATCTGCCTGAAGGCACTATGCGCGTTTATGGTTCGTTTGCGGGTTTTCGTCCCAAGCCTCGAAGCCGAGTGACCAGCACCCCACTGAGAGAGGAGATGATGAAGCACTTCGACTACGAGATCAACCACGGTCCTCCTGTCATGGAAGGATGGGAACCCTGGCGGAAGAACCTCGTTGAGATGATCAAACCCAACGTTGTCTACCAAAGACACGTGTTGGACCACTGTGTGGAGAGTTACATTCGTGACATTTTGCATGGGCTTCCAGAAGGTTGGGAGAGTGAGCTATGCTTCCTTTCAAGGAAGGCTAGCGTCAATGGTCTACCGGGTGTGAAATTCATCGATCGGCTGAACACTAACTCATCAATGGGTTTTCCCTGGGCTGAGTCCAAGAAGAAGCATCTTTTCACCAGTGTCTGTGAGACCTACCCTGAGGGGGTAGATTTCGAGACTGAGGTGTGGGAGAGGGTCAGTCGCATTGAGGCGTGCTACGCTCGAGGCGAACGTAGCTACCCAGTTTTCACAGGACATCTCAAGGATGAGCCAGTGACGCTCGCGAAGATCGAAGCACAGAAGACGCGAGTTTTCACAGGAGCACCAGTTGATTGGTCTTTGGTGGTTCGCTCACGCCTGCTCAGCTTCGTGCGTTTGCTTCAGAAAGAGAAGTTTGTGTTTGAAGCAGGGCCGGGCACGGTGTGCCAGAGTGCGGAGTGGGGTAAAATCCGCGAGTACCTGGTGAGCTTCGGCGAGGACAGGATCATTGCGGGAGACTACGGCAAGTTCGATAAGCGAATGGCCGCCGATTTCATATTGGCTGCCTATCGCATCATTGCTGAGGTCTACCGCGCAGCTGGGTTCACTGAAGATGAAGTGCGTGAAATTGCCTGCATAGGTGAAGACACGGCCTTCCCACTGGTCAACTTCAACGGCGACCTTGTGGAATTCTTTGGCACAAACCCATCAGGCCACCCCCTCACAGTTGTTATCAATTCATTGGTCAACAGTCTCTACATGAGATATTGTTACGTGATACTCAATCCTGAGCACGAGTGTGTGACGTTCAAGCAGAACGTCCACCTTTTCACGTACGGAGATGACAACATCATGGGGGTGCGCCAAGGTTGCGACTGGTTCAACCACACGGGCATCCAAGCAGAGTTGGCAAACATTGGTGTGGAGTACACCATGGCAGACAAGGAGAGTGAGTCTCGCCCGTTTGTCCACCTCGGTGACGTCCAGTTCTTGAAGAGAGCTTGGCGTTACGATCAAGATGTAGGTGCATACCTATGTCCCCTGGAGTGGGAATCGATCATGAAATCCCTGACGACGTGGGTGCCGTCGGGTACGATCGACCCATACGACCAAATGGTGGCTGTGATCAGCAGCGCCAACAGTGAGTTCTTTTTCTGGGGTCGGGATGTGTTTGAGAAGCATCACGCTTACTTCAAGTGCATTTTAGAGAGAGAACCGTATAGCCATTACGTAAAAACAGGCACCCTCCCAGGATGGGAGGCTCTGGTGGAGAGATTCCACCGCTCCGAGTAATCGGAGAGCTGCGTATGGCCTAATCCAGCCATGCGCTAAGAAACCGGATGTTCAATGTTTATATGAGTAATGTATGTGTTGAGGAGGTCACCAGAGCTACCTCCGCGCTGTGTTCCCTAGGTGAGAGAACACAAGCGTACAAGCTTCACCAGCTTCAGCTACAGTCAGATGATGTAGTTGATGCACCCCTGCCGACGGCAACGACGGCGGGTGGGGCTGCAGAGCAGCAAGAACAGACAGTCACGTTCACTGACAATGAACTTGGCGCGCAGTTCACAGCCCCAATGACCCAAAACAAGGTTGCACTTGTGGACGGTACGACGGACGTTGCCCTCGGCGACTTCTTGTCACGACCCACGTTGATCACTGATTTTACGTGGCCCACGTCAGCCGTGGAAGGCAATCTTTCGGCAGTGTTACCGTGGTCTTCCTTCTTGGGTAGCACAGCTATACGGAAGAAGATTGACAATTACGCTTTCTTGAGAGGCAACCTCCACGTGAAGGTCCTGATGAACGGCACCCCGTTTCAATACGGGGCACTGCGGGTAGCTTACGAACCACTCACTGGTTTCAACACACCCAAAGTCACGCCATCAACGAACAATCAGGACACGTTGACGCCTTACTCCCAAATGCCCGGGTTCTTCGTGTACCCGCAGGCAAATGCAGGGGGTGAGATGGTTCTCCCTTTTGTGTTGCACAAGAATTGGTTGAACATCACGAGCAGCAGTGAGACCGATGCGATGGGTACTCTGCGTTTTGTGGTATACAGTCCGCTACGGCTAGCAATAGCCGGAGCGTCTTCTGCTGTCACAGTTCGCGTCTATGCGTGGATGTCAAACGTGGAGTTGATGGGGCCAACGTCAAAATTGGCGCTGCAAGCCAAGGACGAGTATGGTCAAGGAGTCATATCCCGACCTGCTAGTGCCATGGCCGCTGTTGCATCAACGCTGTCGCAGATCCCCGTCATCGGTCCATTTGCGCGGGCAACTGGTATCGGTCTGGGAGCAGTCTCCGCAATTGCTTCGCTTTTCGGGTACACCAATGTTCCCGTGATCGAAGACGTGAGGGCCGTCATACCTATGAATGGTCCCATGCTTGCGAGCTCCGAAATCGGTACTGCTGTGCAGAAGTTGTCGTTAGATCCAAAGCAGGAATTGTCCATTGATCCAGCACCTCATGGTGCTGGTAACGTGGACGAGTTGACAATTGCTTACCTCAAACAGAAAGAGAGTTTTCTCACTTCTGTCGAGTGGACAACTGCTAACACGATCAACGACCAACTGTACGCTCAGCGTGTCACGCCACAGCTGTTCCGTGCCACAGATATCATTGGTCTCGGTTCGACATCGGTTGGAACCCAACAGTTCCACATTCCGCTGTCGTACATCGGTAATCTCTTCCGTAACTGGAGGGGAGATCTGATAGTCCGTATCAAGGTTGTTTGCACGAAGTATCACAAGGGACGGTTGCAAATCCAGTACGATCCGGTCAATAACATCACGTCCACTGCGCCACCTGAAAACACGGTGTACACGCAGATCTTGGATATTGGTGAAAAGGATGACGTAGAAGTACGAATTCCCTATCATCAGGATTGGCCTTGGTTGTCGACCAACCACGCGGTTGAGACCAACTGGACATCATCCGGCAACGTGGCGCCACGAAGGGGCATTGACAATGGTTCTTTAACCATTCGCGTCAACACGGCTCTTACGGCACCAAGTACGGCACCAGTGCGCTTACTGATTTTTGTGAGAGGAGCGGAGAACTTCGAGTTTGCGAATCCGCTCGACAAGATTGGTACGTACGCGGCAACGCCACAGTTCCTGAGTTTGCAGGCAGCTGACGAGACCGACATTGTATCAAGCCCTCTATCAATGGGTCCACCTACACAGGTAGATGACCAACGATATGGTTTGAACTTTGGCGAGTCGGTCCTCAGCTTGAGGCAACTTCTCCACCGCTATTCAGTGGTGAGTGCAGTCAGCCCGCCTGTTAACGCTGCGAACATGTCCGTCATCCAGAAGATCTACAAGCGAATGCCCCCTCCAGGAGGCGTTTCGCCAGGCTTCGTGACGCTTGCGGCAAAGAAGGTTACCGCTGGTACAATTAATGTCAACTATGCTCCAATGCACCCCATGGCTTACGTCACGGGGATGTATGCGGGGTACAGAGGCAGTACGAACTATGTGGTGACTTTCAACAACGATCTCTATACTGATGATGTCCGAATTACACGATACATGGACACAGGTGGTCTCGCACTGGCAGACACTTACGCCTCCGTTAGTGAGTCCAACTTTGGAGACATATCAGATAGGGCATACCAATTGTCGCGAAATTTTGCGGGACAAGGTACTGCAGGCATGGCTATCAACAGCACCAGAACCAACAATTCGATAAGTTTTAACCTCCCGGATTACAACAACTATAACTTTAGTTTAGTAGTCCCGAGTTTTTATGCATTTGGTTCGGGCCAAGATGGCACTGCGCAACAAGGCGCAAAAATGGCTGTGACGTTGTTCAACACGGATAGCACCACAGGTAGGAAAATCAACATTCTTACCATGGCGGGCTCGGGGCCAGACTTTACATGTCTTTTCTTTGTTGCTTGCCCAACGCTGTTCGTGCCGCTGACGCCGTACACGCCCTGAGAGGGCAGTGGTCTCCCCAGACCTAAAACAGGGGGACGCTGGAGACACCAGTATATAAAAACTGAGGCGCTGGGTCCAGCGCGATATAAATAGGGGGGTTAGTTCCACACCCGACAAAAAGGAATAGTCTAGTCGTGACTCAAACGACCAGGTCCGTGCGCCTGAAAGAATGCTAACTCTTTCCCGGTTTTTAACTGGGGTTCTTGATCTCCGTCCATGTTGTCGGATAAGGGTCCAGAGTGCAGAAGTCTACTGTAAATGACAAACCTTCCTTTCGGTGAGTAGAGAGGAGCTTGAGCAGTCCATGCGGCGTATGGTGGCTCATGCAGTAAAAATAACGTAAACCTGTGTAGTGGGGGCGTTTTCTTGGCTTTGGGCCAAGTTTTTTGTAAAGTTACGCGCGGATGTGCGAAGGTTGATTGCTAAGTTTTTAGAAGGGCCTTCGTGCCCCGAGTTTTTTAGTAGCAATAATTACAACCTTTTCACAGACGTGCGTTCCAGGAACTGCATGC